GGCATACCAAGGGGCATCCGAAGGGGCATACCAAGGGGCTACCCCAAGGGGCTACCCCAAGGGGCAGGGGTAAGGGGCAGGGGGAAGCCATAGCAGTAGCAGGTGCAGTAGCAGTAGCAGTAGCAGTAGCAGGGGCAGGGACAGAGACAGAGAGACAGAGCAATCGTCCTCCCACCTCGAGATCCCGGACCGCGCGCGAGACGTCGCCACCGCCTCGGGAGGATGAAGGCACAACCGCGGCGGGCGAACCCGACGAGCTCCCCGCGCTGGCGATCGCGCGCCGCAACATCGTCGCGATTCACGGAGGCACCGAGGACCCCGTCGAGATCGAGGGCCACAAGGTCGGCGTGGGCATCGAGGTCAACGCGTTCCGCGCGTTATGCGGCAAGGTCGCCGATCCGCCCGACATCATCGCCCGAGCGATCGCCTACCTCCCCGAGGTCACCGGTCTCGAGCCGCCCGTCTCGCTCGCTCGATGGGCCGCGGAGGACGGGCCGGCCGTGTTCGAGCAATGCCTCGCCAGGGCATACGGCGAACGGCGAGGAGCTCCCGCCGACGTCCACGTGGCCAAGATTCCGCCCGAGGACGTGAGGGTGCGCGACGCCAAGCAGCGGGCCCGCGAACAGCTCGCAGGATTGCGTCGAGCGGCCGAGGCCTGACAGATTGCGCACCGTGAACCCTCGCAACAACCAGGTCGAGCTCCTCGGGATCCCCGAGCTCGAGCGCACGTTATCGCGCATCCAACGGGACGTGTTTCCTACCGCGAACGCTCGAGCGCTCAACCATGCCGGCGCACGGATCCGAACGATTCAGGTCCGGGCCATCGCCGCGACGATGGGAGTGCAACAGAAAGACGTGAGGTCTCGCGTGGTGCTTACCCGCGCACGGAAGAATCGCCAGCAAGCGCTCGTCGAGTACACGGGCCGAGCGTTGAACCTCGAGCACTTCAAAGCGAGGCAGACCCGGAAGGGTGTCACCGCCTCACCGTGGGGAAAGCGCAGGCTGTTCGCGCACGCGTTCATTGCGACCATGCCGCAGGGTGGGCGGGTCGTGGTGATCCGACAGAAAGGCGCGAACGGTCGTCTCGTGCCACGGATGCCCATCCGTGCGATGCTCGGACCGGGCATTGCCAAGACAGCGGGCGACCCGCACCTCGAGGCGCAACGCGCGGACATACTGCGAGACGACTACCCGGCCGAGCTAACGCGCCAGCTCGACCTCCTCGTGCAGCAAGTTCTCGCACGCGAGACTCGGGCGCGCACGTGAGACCGTCCACGATGGGGGAGGGGAGGCCCGGCCGCGGGTCCTTCCGGAGACCCTCGACGTTGCGGGTCCGGCGCCGCAAAATCGGAGGGGATTGTGGGCCGAAAAATCCTGGCTTTCGGTTGACCGCGTGATCCACCGATCCGTCCTTCGGGCCGCGCGCTTCGCGTGAAGCGGCGCTGCATGGTTCCGCTGATCGTCGCCGGCCCGGATGGCGAGTTCATGTTCCACGACCGACTCCTCGCGTGGGTCCGCCGGTTCTACGGCAACACGACGGAGAACGGCGAGGTCCGCCGCGCGTGAACCCCTCGCAACTTGTCGGCCGGCGCGTTGAGCTCGTGAGGAGGAGGACGTGGCGGGAGCGCCTCTTCTCGCGGCCGTGGCGTCCGATGGAACGCGACGAGGTCACGGCGTCCGGCGTGCTCGAGGCGGTTGAGGTAATCGAGGGCGGGCTATCGTTCTCGATCTACGGCGAGCGCTTGCCCGTGGACGTCGCCGGCGAGTGCATCGTGTCGACCACTGACGGCACGAGGTGAGCACGTGAAGATTCTTAACGAGGCGCTCGAGCTCGTGCCGGTGCGTGCGCTCAAGGTGCACCCGAAAAACCCGCGGAAGGGGAACGAGGCTGCGATCCTCGAGAGCCTCGAGGCGAACGGGTGGTGGGGTGCCCTCGTGGTGCAGCGCTCGACGTCGCGCGTCCTCCCGACCCGCCCTATTGCTCGGGCGGGTTCCAGGAGGCGGGCCGCGCGTCCGGCTCCGTCGGCACGGACGCGGCGCACAAGCAGATCGCGAACGACCGGCTCAGCACGCGCGGGTACCAGGCGTTGCTCAAGCAGGCGTTCACGCACCCGGGCGCGCCGTTCCTCTACGCGTTCACCGACTGGCGAATGTGGGTCTGGCTCTTCGACATCGCCGAGTCGTGCGGGTTTGGCGTGCGCTCGATGATCGTGTGGGACAAGGGCACCCCGGGCATGGGCCGCGGGTGGCGAGCTCAGCACGAGCTGATTCTGTGGGCGTGCAAGGCGACGCCGCCGTACGACAAGTACGCGTCGGGCGTCGGGAACGTCATCGGCGACAAGCGCACCGGGAACCACCATCACACGACGGAGAAACCGGCGACGCTCGTCGGGTCGCTCCTCGCCAATTCGCCGTTCGTGCGCACGGTCTACGACCCGTTCCTCGGGTCCGGCACCACGATCGTCGCGGCCGAGCAGGAGCGCCGGACCGGGTACGGCCTCGAGCTCGACGCGCCGTACGTTGCGGTCGCCCTCGAGCGTCTCGCGGCGATGGGGCTCAAGCCGCACCGCGTCGGGTGACGGCCGCGCCCGCGGCGCCACCGGCCGCACGTCCGAAGAGCGAGGCGACGCAACGCCAGCTCGCGGCGCTACTGAACCTCACGACTCAGCAAATCAGGAACCTCGAGGACAAGGGGATCCCGCACCGCGCCGACGGCCGGTCAAAGCTCTACCCGCTCCCGGACGCGATCGTGTGGTACGTCGACTTCAAGGTCGCCGAGGCCTTGGCGCGCCGCGGCGGCAACGGGGGCGAGGTATTCGAGGACGCGCGGAGTCGGCGCGAGCAGGCACGCGCGCGTATGGCCGAGCTCCAAGTCGCGCGCCAGGAGGGCGAGCTCATCCCGCGCGAGGTGGTCGACGACGTCTACGGCAAGAAGCTCCTCGAGGTGCTCCGCGCGGGCATCTTGAATATGCCCGGGCGTTGGGCCTCCCAAGTCCTCGGGCTCAAGAAACCCCGCGAGGCGGAGGCCGCGCTCAAGCGCATCGCCGGCGAGCTCCTCGAGGAGTTCTCGGGTCCGGTCGCCGACGCGTTCGAGCGGGCGGGCGACGAGCTCCCCGCGGACGTGCCGGGCCGCGAGCTCCTCGTGGCCGCGGGGATCGAGACCGTCGCCGCGCTCGAGGAGCTCGAGGACGTGCGAACCGTGCCTGGTGTCGGGGCCGCGACCGCGCGGAAGATTCGCGAATGGCTCGAGGACGTCGTTGCCGCGTGAGGCGGTAGAGCTCCATCGAACCCGCGCCGCCCGCCGGCGCGCGCACCGCGCCGCGGCCTCGCTCCTCCGCGACCACCTCAAGCCACCGCCGCAGCTCACCGTCTCGGAGTGGGCCGACGAGCACCGGATCGTGCCGGCGACCTCCGCGGAGCCGGGCCGGTGGCGCACCTCCCGGACGCCGTACCTCCGCGAGGTGATGGACGCGTTCTCCGATCCCCTCGTCGAGCGGGTCGTGTTCATGAAGGGCGCGCAGGTCGGAGGGTCGGAGGCGCTCAACAACGTCATCGGGTATTTCATCGACCAGGACCCGAGCACCGTTCTGTTCGTCCAGACGACGGACGAGGAGGCCGCGAATTACTCGCGGGAGCGGATCGCCCCGATGATTTCCGACTGTGCCGTGCTCAAGAGCAAGGTGAGCGCGCCGCGGTCGCGCGACTCGACGAACACGGTCGACGCGAAGAGCTACCCGGGCGGGCACCTCGGGATAGTCGGCGCGAACGCTCCGTCGGGTCTCCGCTCGAGGCCTCGGCGCGTGGTGCTCTTCGACGACGTCGACGGATACCCGGCGAGCGCCGGCGACGAGGGCGACCCGATCGAGCTGGCGGTCAAGCGCACGTCGACCTATTGGAACCGGAAGGTCGGGCTCGTCTCGACGCCGACCACGAAGGGCGCGAGCCGGATCGAGAACGCGTTCGAGGAGTCGGACCAGCGGTTCTATTACGTGCCGTGTCCGCATTGCGGGCAGGAACAGAGACTGCAGTGGGACCGCGTGCGGTGGGACAAGCTCCGGACTCCCGACGGGCCGGTCTCGGTTCCGTCGTCGGCGCACTACGTGTGCGAGGCGTGCGACGAGCGGATCGAGGAGCGGCACAAGGTCGGGATGCTCGAGCGCGGCCGATGGATCGCGACGAAGCCGGAGCGCGAGGTCGTCGGGTTCCACCTCTCCGCGCTTTACTCGCCGTGGTTCACGTGGGTGGAGCTCGTCGAGGAGTTCCTCTCGGCGAAGGACCACGTCGAGAAGCTTCGCGTGTTCATCAATACGCGGCTCGCCGAGACGTTCGAGGAGCGCGGCGACGCGCCGGAGTGGAAGCGGCTCTACGAGCGCCGCGAGTCGTACGAGCTCGGCACGTGTCCCGAGGGGGTCGTGTTCCTCACCGCCGGCGTGGACGTGCAGAACGATCGCGTCGAGGGGTTCGTGTGGGGGTGGGGCTACGACAAGGAAAGCTGGTTCGTCGAGCACGTCGTCGCGGAGGGGCGCCCGGCCGAGGCGGGCACGTGGGATCCGATAACGGCGATGCTCCACCGCACCTACCCGGGCGCCGGCGGCGTCTCGTTCCCGCTCGCCGCGGTGGCGGTCGACACCGGGTTCGATCACCTCTCCGTCGTCGACTGGCTCCGGCGCGTCGGCGATCGCCGCGTGATGCTCGTGAAGGGCGACCACTGGAAAAACTGGACCGTGGTCGTCGGGTCGCCGACGAAGTCGGAGGTGGTCCGCGACGGCCGCCGGTTCGGGTATCTCCTGTGGCCGGTCGGTGGAGCTCTGATCAAGCAGGAGACGTACGGGTTCCTCGGCCTCGAGGCGCCCGTCGAGGGCGAGCGGTACCCGCCCGGGTACGTGCACCTCCCGATGGTCGGGTCGGAGCTCGTGCAGCAGCTCGTCGCCGAGGATCTCGTCACGTCGACGGACAAGTACGGGCGCGCCAAACGCGCGTGGGTGACGCATCGCCGGCGGAACGAGGGGCTCGACGGTCGGGTCTACGCCCGCGCGGCCGCGGAGCGGGAGGGGTTGTCCCGCCTCGTTCGTCCTCTCGAGGAGCTCGCGATCGCGCGGAAGCCGCACGCGAAACAATTGCGGGAGGAGCGCTCGCGCGGCGATGATGATTCCGGCCGGAATAAACGGCCGGCGGGGTGGCTCAAGCGCCGCGGCGGAAAACCGCGCGGTGGGTGGCTGTAGGAAACCGGACCTCGAGGGGGGCGAATGGCATACGTGCAGGCGGACCTCGATCGCATCGACAAGGCGATCGCCCAGGGCGTTCTCTCGGTCTCGTTCTCGGACGGCCGATCCGTCACGTTCTCGAGCTTCGCCGAGCTCGCCGCTCGCCGAAACTTCATCGCGAACCAAATGGGCGTCGCGAACGCCGGCCGCCAACGGCTCCTCGGCGAGTACAAGAAAGGGGTGGCACCATGAAGCGGCCGAAGCTCAACGCACTCGATCGCGCGATCGCGGTGGTTTCCCCGGGGTGGGCGCTCCGGAGGATGGCGGCGCGCGTCCGTCTCGACATCGCCCGCGCATACTACGACGGCGCGACGACCGGCCGCCGCGGCGCGAGCATCCGACGCTCGGGCGCCGACGCGAACGTCATCGCGTACGCTCAGCTCGGGAAGCTTCGCACGGGCTCGCGGGACCTCGCGCGGAACAACCCGCACGCGCGGCGCGCCGTCGAGGCGATCGTCTCCAACACGGTCGGCGAGGGGATCGCGCCGAGCTTCCTCCGTGGGACCGTGCGCGCGGAGGACCTCGAGGAGCTCGCGAAGCTCCACCTCTACACGACGGCGTGCGATAGCGACGGGCTCCTAACGTGGGGCGGGCTCCAAGCGCTCGCGCTCAAGTCGATCGCCGAGGGCGGCGAGGTGCTCGTGCGTCGGCGCTGGCGGCGGTTGGGTGACGGCCTCGCGGTGCCGGTGCAATTCCAAGTCCTCGAGGGCGAGTACCTCGACGACACGAAGGACGGCCCGGTCGCCGGCGGGGGCTACATCGTGCAGGGTGTCGAGTACGATGCGATCGGCCGCCGGCGCGCGTATTGGCTCTTCCGCGAGCACCCCGGCGGGCGCCGTGCGACCACGGACTCGAGGCCGGTGCCGGCCACGGACGTCGCGCACGTCTACCGCGTCGACCGCCCGGGCCAGGTCCGCGGGATCCCGTGGGGCGCGGCCGTGCTCCTCTCGCACGCGGACTTCGCGGACTACGAGGAGGCGCACCTCCTCCGCCAGAAAATCGCCGCTTGCTTCGCCGCGTTCGTCGAGGAGCCGTTCGACTCAGGCCTCCCGAGCACCGCGCGCCAGGAGGACCAGGAGGACGGGACAACGAAGCTCATCGACTCGATGGAGCCGGGCATGGTGGAGCGTCTCCCCCCGGGCACCAAGGTCACGTTCGGAGCTCCTCCGGGAGTCGAGGACTACGCCGAGTTCTCGAGCGTCTCGCTCCACAAGGTCGCGATGGGGTGGGGCGTCTCTTACGAGGCGATGACGGGCGACCTCTCGGGGGTCAACTTCTCGAGCGGGAAAATGGGCCGCCTCGAGTTCCAGCGGAACATCGACACGTGGCGCGCCCATATGCTCCTCCCGATGCTGTGCGACCGGGTCGCCGCGTGGTGGCTCGAGGCCGTCGAGCTCGGGACGGGGACCGACACGGATGGCGTAACGGTCCGGCACGTCGCGCCACGGCACGCGATGATCGACCCGACGCGCGAGTGGCCGGCAATCCGCCAGGCGGTACGTTCCGGCCAAAAGACCATGTCGCAGGTGATCCGCGAGTCGGGCCGCGACCCGGTGGAGCACTTCCAGGAGTACGCCGAGGATCTCAAGCTCCTCGACAAGCTCGGGATCGTGCTCGACTCCGACGCGCGGGTGCGCACGAACGCCGGCCTCGGGATCGTGGAGCCTGCGAGCTCGAGCGGCGCCGGCGATGGTGGTGGCGAGAATGGCGAACCGGGCGAATCCGGCGAGGAGCTCGAGGAGCTCGAGGAGGAGTGACGGAGGCGCGCTACCGGCCGGCGGTCAACTGTCCTCGATGCAGCAGGGCGCCGAATGTGCGGTTCTCTCTCGAGCAAGTCAGGCGCGCGCGGACCGAACGCCAGGCCGCGCACGTGCTGAGCGTGAGGTGTCCGCGGTGCCACGCGGAGTATTGGATCCGCGCCCGCGACATAGCCGAAAGCACGCTCGACGCGGACGAGGCGCGAGCCTCGAGGCTTGACGTGGCGACCGAGGCCGCGGTACCGTAGGCTCGACGCAGGAAAAGCCGCAGTACAGAGGGCCACGGGCTCCGACTCCGCCGCGAGGTGGGGAAGGGGCCCCTCATCGTTGGGGGGTCGAGTGGCGAAACGCACCGCGCCGAAGGCCAAGCTCCTCGAGGACGGAACGCTCCTACTCTTCGGAACGATCGGCGACGAGTTCGACGGCCTCACGGCCGCGCGCGTGATCGAGGAGATCCGTAGTCTCGGCGACGTTGCCGAGCTCGAGGTGCTCGTCAATTCGCCGGGCGGCGTGGTGCACGAGGGGCTCGCGATCTACAACGAGCTCGCGACGCACCCCGCGAACGTTACCGTCACAGTCTCGGGGCTCGCGGCGTCGATGGCTTCGGCGATCGCGATGGCGGGCAACCGGATCCGGATGGCGCGGAACGGTATGCTCATGATCCACAACCCGTGGAACGTGGCGGTCGGCGACAAGGACGACCTCCGCAAGGCCGCCGACGTCCTCGAGAAGTTCGGGACCTCGCTCGTTCGGATCTACGCCGAACGGACGGGCCTCGAGCTCGACGAGGTGCAGGCGATGATGGACACCGAGACGTGGCTCGACGCCGACGAGGCGTTGGCCAAGGGGTTCGTCGACGAGATCGTCGAACCCGTCGAGGCCTCCGCGTTCGCGGACCTCGACGTTTCGGAGCTCGTGGCAGTACCCGCGGCACTCACGACACTCATCCGAGAGGGCAAGACAATGGGCAAGGTGACGGACACTCCCCCGCCGGCTCCGGCTCCGGCTCCCGCGCCGGCGGCCCCGGCACCCGTGGCGGTGGTTCCCGACGCGACGATCAACGCGGCCGCGCAAGCGGCGGTGGTCGCGGAGCGCGAGCGGACCGACGCGATCCAGGCGATCGCCGACCGGCACGGCCTCGACTCCAAGTGGGTCCGGGCTCAGGTCTCCACGGGCGCGACGCTCGAGGCGGCCCGCGGTGCGGCGCTCGCGGCGCTCGAGGCGCGGCAGAGCGGCGGGCCCTCTCCGATCCCCGGCGGGGTCGGCGTCACCGCGGACGAGACGGAGAAGTTCATCGCCGGCGCGACCGCGGCCCTCATCCAGCGGGCGGCCGGTCAGGCGCAGACGTACGAGAAGTTCTACGGCCACAAGCCGGAGCCGGGCGAGTTCCGCGGGATGTCGCTCCTCGACCTCGCGAAGGAATCGCTCCACCGCCGCGGGATCTCGACGCGCGGTCTCTCGAAGATGGAGATCGCCGGCGTCGCGCTCGGGAGGATGCAGCACCCGCGCGGCGAGGCCGGGCTCAACACCCGGTCGGACTTCTCGGTGCTCCTCGAGAACGTCCTCAACAAGTCGCTCCTCGCGGCGTACGGGACCACGCCCGACACGTGGAGCCGGTTCTGTGCGGTGGGGTCGGTCTCCGACTTCCGCCCGCACCCGCGTCTCCGGATCGGGCACTTCTCGGCGCTCGACGCGCTCCTCGAGTCGGGTGAGTTCAAGCAGAAGCACATCCCCGACGCGAAGAAGGAGTCGATCTCCGCGACGACTCGCGGGAACGTCGTGGGCCTCACGCGCCAGGCGATCGTCAACGACGACGTCGACGGGTTCCAGCGGGTTGTGGCGAACCTCGGCCGGGCCGCGCGTCTCTCGATCGAGACCGAGGTCTACGCGCTCCTCGCGTTGAACAGCAACCTCGGCCCAACGATGAACGACGGCCTGTCACTGTTCCACGCGACGCACCTCAACGTCGGCACGGGCGCCGCGCTGAGCGCGGCCGCGATCGACGCCGACCGCGTGGTCCTCTCGAGCATGAAGGACCCCGAGTCGAACGAGATCCTCGACCTCCGGCCGGCGGTGCTCCTCATCCCGGTATCGCTCGGTGGCCAGGCGCGCGTCATCAACGAATCGCAGTACGACCCGGACACCGTCGCGAACAAGGCGCAGATGAAGGCGAACGCCGTCGTCGGCCTCTTCCGCGACGTGGTCGACACGCCGAGGCTCTCGGGCACGCGGCGCTACCTCTTCGCGGATCCGGCGATCGCCCCGTGCATCGAGGTCGTGTTCCTCGAGGGCCAGAGCTCGCCGGTCCTCGAGACCGAGGAGGGCTTCGATTACGACGGCGTGAAGTGGCGCGTCCGGTTCGACTTCGGCGTCGGCGCCACCGACTTCCGCGGAGCGGTCACGAACGCCGGCGTCTAATCCACGCCACGGGGGCGGGGAGGGGGGAGCCGATCCCTCCTCCCCGAGCAGGTGAAGTAGCGCGCAACCCAAAACACGAGGGCCCGGGACATGGCCAGGAAGTACCTCCAAAAGGGCGACACGATCACCTTCACGAACGCCGGGTCGGCGATCGCCGCGGGTGCCGTCGTCGCGATGAACGACTTGGTCGGTATCGCCGATACCGACATCGCCGCATCGACCGGGACCGGGTCGGTCTCGATCGAGGGGTGCTTCGAGGTGACGAAGATCGCCGGCACCGCGTGGAACCTCGGCGACTCCGTCGATTGGGACGCGTCCGCCGTCGCGTTCGGCAAGGGGATCACGCCGGCCGCGGGCGACGTGCTCCTGTGCGCCGTGTGCATCGAGGCGGCCGCGGCGGGCGCCACGACGGCGAAGATCAAGCTCACGCCCGGCGCCGGCACCGGCCAGTAAGCCGTGACGATGCAGGACACCCTCGCGTTCGCGTCGCAAGCGATCGGGCACGCGCTCGGCGTATCGGCGATCGTCACCACGCCGGCCAACGGGCCGCGCGCGGTCGACGCCATACTGTCGGCCGAGTTCGATCGGTTGCAGAGCGGGAGCGCGAGGGTGTCCGCGCAGCGGGTTACGGTCCAGGTCACGGCCGCCGACTTCGATACGGCGAGCGTGAGGCTCGCCGATTGGGCCGGCGGGTCGGTGGAGTTCCTCGAGGGCCCGCTGGAAGGGGAGACCCTCGAGGTCGCGAACGCCAAGCCGGACGCCGAGGGCGTCGGCGTTACGCTCGTCCTCAAGCGGGTGGGATGATGCGTGGCGCACGTCAACCAGCAGGTTCGCGACGCGGTCAAGGCGGCACTCCTCGGCGGCGCGGTCAAAACCATCCGGGGCACGGCGGGGCCCGACTTGCTCGACGTCGAGTTTCCCGCGGCCGTGGTGGCCACGGATGGCGACCAGGCCGAACCGTGGAGCAAGGGCCCGCCGGTGCAGGAGGTCCGATCGATCGAGCTCACCGTGTTCGTGGTGAGCGCGGGCGATCCGGAAACGCTGGCGGACGAGCTCGACACGTTGCGGTCCGCGATCGAGACGGCGGTCAATGGCTCGCTCGGAGTGATCGCGCGGCGGCTCCAACACACGGCCGGAGAGACCACATACGGGCAGGACGAGGAGACCGATCGATGGGTCGGGTTCCTCTTGCTCACGTGGGTCGTTGACGTCGTGACAGACAAGGGCAACCCCGAGGTCGCGTTCGTATGAAAATCGAGATTCAACCGGGCGTCATTCTCCAAATCGACGCGAACCGCACCGCGACAACCCGCGGCGGCGTGATCGACGTCGAGGTGTCTCCCGAAGATCGCGCGCGCATCCTGGCAACGCCGGGCGTGCGCCTCCTAGACGAAGTTCCTGAGCCGGCGGCCGAGGCCGCGGAGGAGTCGAAATGAAGGGCGACGTCTTTCTCCTGAAAGGCTACACGGGCGCCGTGTTCGTCACGATCGACGCGCTACGCGCCACCTCCGTCTCGATCAACGGCGAGGTGGTCAACGTCACGTCGAAGAGCTCGCCGGGAGGGTTCCGCCAGCTTTTGAGCGGTGGCGGCGTGAAGTCGATGTCGATCACCGCCGAGGGCGTGTGGGGCGGAGGTGCGACCCCGGGCACCCCGACCGCCGAGCAGAAGGCGCTACGCACGAAGGCGCTCGACGGGATCGCGCGGGATTACCAGATCGCCGACAGCGACCAGGTGATCGAGGGCTCGTTCGTCGTCACCAACTTCGAGCTGAGCGGCCCGCACGGCGCCGAGCAGACGTATTCCGTCACGCTCGAGTCGGCCGACCTCCCGGTCGTCACCTAATGCCGCCAGCGGTCGGAGTGGCGATCACGTTCGCGGGCGAGCCCCGGACGCTACGGTTCACGGCGCCGGTGCTCGCCCGCGTGCAACGCGAGCTCAACGGCGAGGCGATCCTCGATTCGATCGGGCAGCTTGCTCGCGGATCCGTGCGCCACGTCGCGGTGCTCACGTGGGGCGGGTTGCTCCACGAGCTCCCGGAGCTCAAGGTCGACGGCGTCCTCGAGCACATGGAGCCGCCGCTCCTGGACCTCTCCAAGGCCTGTCTCGAGGCGCTCCGGCCGTGGGTGCGTTCGACGGAGTCGCCGGCCGATCCGGAAAAAAAAAGCACGCCGACGCCCGCCTAATCGAGGACTGGGCCATGCACTTGGCCGAGGGGATCCCCGACGAGCTGTATTGGGCAACGACTCCCCCGGAGCGTGCGGCCCTCGTCAACGCGATCCGCAAGGTTCGCCACCGCACCGAGCTCGGGTTCGGGCTCGTCGCCGCGCAGATCGAGAATTGGAGCGGGTTCCGTAAGGGTGGCACCGCTCAACCCGAGGACTACTTCCGGATGTCCGACGGAAGCTCTAGGGCACCCGTAACGGCCGAGGACCGCGCGCGACTCGCGCACCTCATGGGCCCAACCAAGAGCATCCGGGCATGAGCCCACGCGGCGGTAAGACATTCGATCTCCTCACCGTCAAGATTGGCGCGGAGTACGACGAAGCGCTCAAGGCGTTCGACGGCGTCGAGGCTCGCGCGAAGGCGATGACGGAGGGCTTCATGGCCGCGGGCGCCGCGGCCGCGGCGGTCGGCACGGCACTCGTCGCGGCGGCCGTCTCCGCTGGGGACTACGCCGACGAGCTTCTCGACTTGCAGGATCAAACGGGGCTCACGACCACCGAGCTCCAACAATTCCGCGCGGTGGCGATCCAGGCCGGGGTCGGGCCGGACACGATCGCCGAGGCGGTGCAGAAGCTACAGGTCAGAATGGCGCAGGGCGCCGAGGGGTCGGCGGATCTCCGGTTCGCGCTCAAGGAATTGGGCCTCGAGCTCGAGAACGTCGACGGCACGTCGCGCGCTATGGGCGATGTGGTAAGGGAGGCAATCGGCAAGCTCGGCGATATGGAGGACGTGACGAAGAGGAACGTCCTCGCTGTGCGCCTCTTCGGCCGCGGCGCGACCGAGTTACTGCCGGTGCTCTCGCTCACCTCGAGCGAGATCGACGGCGTGATCGAGCGCGCGGAGCGGCTAGGCCTCGTCATGTCGGAGGACGCGCTCGACGCGGCGAACGACTTCCGCGTCGAGTGGGACCTTATGAAGGCCTCGCTCGCCGCGGGAAGCCGAGAGATCGGCGTCGCCGTAATCCCGATGTTGGTCGAGTTCGTGCGCCTCGTGAACGACACCGTGGTTCCCGCGCTCCGGAATTGGGCGGACGAGTGGCGGCGCATCCTCGCGAGTCAGGGCGGCGGGCCGAGCGCCGCGGCGCAGGGGATCATCGAGGGGTTTGGTACGATCGACGACCTCGCGGCGCTCCAATCGCGGTACATGATGTTCTTCGATATGCTCCCGAACGTCGCGAGCGCGGCGGGCAAGTCGATCAACGAGATCCAGGCGGACTTCGAGGAGCTCGGGATCACCGCGACGGATCTCACGCATATCCTCCTCGCGCTCGAGGAGCGGATCGCGAACGTGCCGGCGGCCGCCGCGAGCGGTGCCGGCGGTGGCGCGACGGTCGTAATTCCCGAGCTCACCGAGCGCGTCGTCGCGTTGCAGCTCTCCACCGCGTCACTCGTCGGCACGTTGCACGAGCTCCCGGTTGCGCTCGAGGGGATCGGGGCCCCGGCCGAGGAGGCAGTCGAGGACATGGAGCGGCTCGACGAGGGCCAATCGATCATGGTCTCGGCGTTGAGCTCGGGCCTCGCGGACGCCGCGCTCGACGCGCGCAACTTCGGCGAGGTCATTCACCGGATGGCGCAGGGGATTATCCGCGACCTAATCCGGGTCGCAATCCAGGCCGCGCTCACGCGCGCGATTCTCGGGACCGCGACGGGTGGCGTAGGTTTCCTCGGCGGGGTGCCGGGACGCGCCGCGGGCGGGCCCGTGACGGGTGGCCGGCCGTACATGGTCGGCGAGTCGGGGCCCGAGCTATTCGTGCCGTCGACGGCCGGGCGGATCGTTGCGTCCGCTCCAACGGCCGCGAGCTCGGAATCGTTCGCGAGCTCAATCCTCGAGCGGCTCGGCCCGATGCCGCAGGCCATGACACCCGACGCGGTCGCCGCGCATCGGTGGTACCGCCAGCTCTTCGAGGCTCAAGTCCGATACGGGCGCCACGACGGCGTGAGGATCTAGGCCATGCCCATTGTTGGAAACGCCGCGCTCATGGTTACCGCGCCGAGCGGTGCGACCTACACGTACCGGCTCGCGCACCCGCTCGCGTTCCAGCTCGCGCCGGGGCATCGCACGAACCGCTACGTCCGCGACTCGCTCGACTTCTCGGCCCGCGACGTGATCGCAATCGGTTCGGGCCGCATGGAGCTCGACGCGATGCTCAGATTCGAGCGCACGTCTCGCGACCTCCTGGACGTCCTCGCCTACGCGGCCGACGGCCGGACCGTCACCTATGTTCCGGACCTCGCCGGCGCGACGTCGTACGATCTCCGGCTCGTGAACGCGGCCGAGCTCGTCGAGCTCGTTCAGGACCCGGAGCGCTACAATTATGGCGAATACCAGGTGCGCGCCAGGTTCCGCGACGCGGCCGCCACCGCGGTCTCGCTCGAAGAGCTCTACGCGCCGTGGCTCTTCCGGTTCACGGGCGGGGTGCCGGGGAGGTTCTCGACGTTCACGCGGACCGGCTCGCCGTCGAACGCGTGGGCGCCGGGCCGCGACGGGATCTATCAGCAAGTCGCGTCCGGTCTCCCGGGTATTGGGTTCGTCGAGTCGGCCGGCGTCCTCGTGCCGGCGTACATCGGCAACCCGGCGGCGACGAACCTCGTGCTCGACTCCGCGGACATCGACCCGGACGACGCGAATTGGAACGAGAGTACAGCATGGACGCAAGCCGCGGCCGTCGCGCTCTTCTCGGGTAAGACGTCGCAGAGGTTCACGAACAACGGGACCGGCAACCATTCTGTAATTGGGCAGGTCATCGTGCTCGCCGCGTCGCCGTACGTCGCGTCCGTGATAATCGAGGAAGGCACCGCCGATTATTTCATGTTCGGGATTTACGACGAGGTCGCCGCTTTATGGGTGAACCTCGCCGAGTACACGTGGGCGACGGGTGCGCTTTCGACGCTCGACAGTAACGCGGGAACCGCGGTCGGCGTCCGAGCTTGCACGTTGCGAGCGAAAGGACCGAACGGGGGCAAGCTCGTCCGCCTCGAGGCGTACGGCACGCCGTCTAACGCTGGCAACAACGGGCGCCTATACATCTACCCCGACGGGGGAAGGACTACGTCCGACTACGTCTACCTCCACCATGCGCAGTACGAAACGGGCACGGTTGCCACCGCGCCGATCGTCACCGACGGGAGCACGAAAACCCGGAACGACGAGCTCATCTCTATTCCGGTCCCGCGCGGGATCGTCCCGATGGCGATCCTTGCGGAGGTCGTGGAGTGGGGGTCCGGGTTCCTCGAGAACGCGAGACTGTGGTCGATCACGAACGGGTCAGACGCGAACCCGCGGCTCCTCCTATACGCGAGCGCGCCGGGCACGTTCTATATCCACTACCAAACGGCGTCGGCCGTGTCCGTCGATCGCACCGTCACGCCGGGCCAGGTTGGTGGCGATCGGTTGCGTATCCTTGCGCTCCTCTACTCGGATGGTTCGGTGCAGATCGGGTGCCAGATCGGGAGCGGCGCGGTCACGATGTCCACGAGGTCAAGCGCGATCGGCCTCCCGCGTGAGTGGGCCGCCGGCACGCTCTACGTGAGCGGTAACAGCTCCGCGCGCGGCGTCTCTCCAATCGTCGGTATTGTTGGCGCACCCGGCACCGATTGGACCTTGGCGCAGGTGGCGGAGCTCCTCAGAGCATGACGGCGATCGAGAAGAGCTATCGGTTCCGCGTCGCGACCGCCGGCGCTTCCGTTGTCGAGGGCAACGTCGACTGGACGGAGACCGGCAACATCGCGACCGTCGGAGACATCGGTGGCCAAACCGTGCACCCGACGAAGGGCCAAACGACGGCGCGCCCGTGGTCCGTCGAGATCGTCGACCTCAACGAGGCCATAACGGCGCGGCTATCCAACGCGAACGGCCGCGCGCACCTCCTCCGCCGGCTCGCCGACATCGCGGAGTCGACCAACGGCGGAAGCACGTGGACCGTGCTCGCGACGGCGCGGATCGACCGCGTGGAAATGGTCGACGTCGCCGCGTTCCGTTTCACGATGCAGGACGAGAGGAGCGTCGAGCGTGTCACGACGATCTTCACCGGGTCGAACACGACCCGGGTTCTTCCTCGAGGCCTCGCGGCGTCATGGCTCGCCTATGCAGGCGCCAGGCACACGACGTACCAGGTCAACACGGTCGACACCGTCAACGACGTCTCGCAGTACGTCTTTCTCGGCAACAACGACGAGGACGTCGACCCGCCGACGGTTTCCGAGCAGATAATGGACCTCCTCGAGGCCGACGTGGTGGACGCGCCGGCCAACTACCAGGGCAACTTCCGAACGCTCCGGGTGAGCATCAACGGCGTGGATCGCGAAATCTTGTCGATCAACGGTTCGCCGCCCCAGGACCCGCTCAAAAAGCTTCGGGAGGAGCCGCGGCGCTGGCTTCGGTTCTTCGACGTCGCCGACTACGAGGACACGCCGGGGTTCGCACGCCAGGTCTATTTTCACATGGGCTCGCGCGACCCGTCGCCGGAGCTCCCGCTCCATATCGGCGGACTCTCCGGCGTGGATCCGTTCACGTTCGTGAAGGACCTATACGACGGCGGCTATCAGGGCACGAACCCCGCGACCGTGCGCTACGAGGCCGCGAGGTTCACCGCATACGATCCCGCAACGAACCCGCACGGACTCGTCGACAACCCGCGATTCCCTCGGATGCACTGGCGGATCACCTCGCCGGCGAACATGGCCGAGTGGCTCGAGGACAACATCTACGGGCCGCTCGGCGTGGTGCCGTTCATCAACGCGGCGGGCGAGGTCTCGCCGCGGATCGCGCTCATGCCGGCGGTCGACCAAATCGCGGACCCCGACACGTTGCCCGAGCTCACGGCGGCGAACCTGGCGGCTCCGCATCCGGGGTGGGTGAACGACGGCCGCGAGCTGATCACCGTGGTCGAGGTCACGTTCGAGTACGCGACCGCGCCGAGCTTTATCCGCACGCGGGCCGCTGGCGGTCTCTTTGGATCCCTCTTCGGGACCGGGATCCTCCTCCCGACGGAGGGCGGGCAGGACGTCGGCGGCGACCTCCTCGTGACGAAGCAGCTCAAGCTCACGAAGGAACACGATCGCGCCGCGGACTTCCGCGCCGTGCACCCCGTCACCGTCCGCGGGATCCACCGGCCGCTGAACCAATGGGCCTTCCTCAACAAGCTCGCGCTCGATCTCTTCGAGAGGTTCGGCGACGGGCCGATCTACACGGACGCGTCGCCGTTGTCCGGGGCGGCCTCCGCGCCGGCCGAGGGTGATTGGGTCCGGATCAATCTCCCCGGCTCTTACCCGGCGCTTCAAAACCAATCGCGCACCGGCTCGAGGATCGCGCAAATCCTCTCGAAGGTGTACGGCGCCGACGGCGTGCGCTTCGAGCTCCTCGAGGGCGGGCCCAATTCGCAACCGATGGGCACGCCGACGATCTCTCTCGCGGCGAACGCGGCCGACCCCGAGAACGCGATCGACGTCACCGTCTCCGGCCTCGAAGCAGGCGGGAGCTACGAGGCACACTTCGCGGTGGCGACGCTCGAGCCGGCGGAGGACTCGAGCGATTGGCAGTTCCGGCACGCGCGCGGGTCCGCGGTCTCGCCGGCGACGAGCGTCACGTTCACCGTGCGCGGGATCCCGGCCGGCTCGACGGTATGGGGGCGAGCTCGCGAGACGGCGGTCGGCCGTATCTCCTCCGATTGGTCGACGGCCGACAGTCAGGCGACGACCGGCCTCTCCGCGCCGACGGGGCTCGCGAGCTCGGGCGTAGTCGGCGACGAGGCGACGATCTCCTGGACCGTCGGCGAGGCCGCGTTCGATCTCATGGTCGACCTCATCCTACAGTCAGGCGGGGCGCAAGTCGTCGCACCGTTCCGCCTCCCCGCCGGTTCGGCGCGTTGGCGGTTCACGGGGCTCGCGCTATCGACCGGATACACGGCGCGCGTGTGGCACGTCGACGACTACGGCGGCGCCTCGAGTAAGACGACGGTCAACTTCTCGACGACGGGCACGGCCGCAACGCTCAGCAAGCCGCGATCGATTCGCGTGCTCGTGGGGGTAACGTGAGCATCCCTGTTGTTGACGAGCTCCGGCCGCTCCCGCTCGGGATTATCCTCGCGTTGTACCCGTACGACGCGCGCACCGCTCAGGAGATCCAACGCGCGCCGGATAGTGGCGGGTCTCCCGGGACGTTCGTGACCATCGGGTACGCGGAGCCGGGAGCTCGCACCTATTGGGACATCATCGGCGGGGCCGGGCCATATTGGTACCGCGCGCGCCACGTTCGCCCGGGCGCGACCTCGAGCGCTTGGACGCACGCGGTCTCCGGGACGCCGCGGATCATCGGCGAGATCCCGAACGTCCCGAAGCTCAGAGCGCCGGCGATCGAGGTGGCGTGGACTCGAGCGAGCTCTACGACCGCCGCGCTCGACCTCACGATCACCGACCCGGACCGGCTCGTGACGGCGGTGCGGTTCAACAAGCGCGAGGGCTCGGAGACCGCCGACGCGTTCACCGGGTGGGTGACGACGTGGGACCGCTCGACGGGCACTATCGGCACCGACGGCACGCTCGTCCGCGGCGAGGACGTCCTGGTTGAGGCGGGGCAGGAGTCGATGATCCGGTGGGAGGTCGACTACGTCGACGAGGACGGCACGGCGCATACGATCGCGGGAGCTCAGACGAGCCAGAACGCGGACGAAAACTCGGTCACGGTCTACTGGCAGGCGGTCGCGGCGGACCCGATCAATGACACCGTGCCGTATGACAAGTCAAACGGCGACCTCCGCAATCGAACGGCCGGGTTGAATTACTACAACCTGGCCGCACGGCTCCCCGTCGGCGTCATCGTCACCGAGGTCGCGGCTAACCTGTACCGCCAAGACACTAACGGCACGGCGGTATTCACGTTCGTCGAGACGTGGGAGGCGGGGGACACGGTAAACACTGTCGTCTACGGGCCGGGCACGCACGCCACGACCGCGTGGGACATCGTTACTGTCGGGAGCCTGTCCATCACGATCGCCGCCACGCGCGCCTACTCGTTCTCGATCACGCTGGACAACCTCGCGGGAGCCGCGGCGGACGAGCGGCTTCTATGGGTGCGCGCGACCTACACGCGCAAGAGCCAAGCGCAAGTCATATGACGCCCCGCGCGATTCGGGATGGGTTCCTCGAGGCGGTCGACCGGCGACCCCTGGACACGTACCTCGCCGTCCAATCGTGGTGGTGGGGGCTATGGGCTCTCTCGCCGTGGGACGCGTTCGGCGTAATCCCGGGCGCGTATACGGTCCTCGCGCTTCTCCCCGAGTGGGCGTGGGGTGCCGTGTTCACCGCGCACGGAGTCGGACATCTCGCCGCGGTTGTCCGCGGCGATGACGCGAGCTGCCGGCGCGCGGCGCTTTCGCTCCAGTACCTTTGGGCGATCGTGTTCTTCAACTACCTCGTGACGATCCCCCTCAGTCTAGCGACGCCAACGTACGGGATGTTGTTCGTTGGGAGCCTGTGGGTCCACGGACGCCATTGCCGGAGGGTCGTCTAATGGAAGAGCGCTGGGCGTGGATTGATAGGCTCATGCCGGTAATCCTTGCCGTGGTTCCAATCGCCGCGGTGGAGTGGATCCGGCGCAAGCGCGCCGCGCGCCTCGAGGCCTCCACGTCGAGAGAAACAACGGTACAACTCAACCTCGAGGAGACGAAGCTCATCCACGAGGAGCGGCGCGCCGACTTGGACCGTCTCCGCGAGGAGATCGAAAGGGTTGAGGAACGGGCGAACACTAGGTATGCTGCGCTCGAGGAGGCGGAGCGCGAGTGCCAGGACGACCGCCACCGGCTCCGCGTCGATTTGGCCGCAACGAACGAGCGGCTCTTCATCCTCGAGGAGCGGGTCCGCCAGGGACGCCCCGACCTCCTCGAGGGCGATCGGGAGGGACCACGCCACGCAGGAGGAGCCGCATGACAGACGAGTTCGAGGTGACGGAACGGCGCGCGGAGCCGGGAGCGCCGACGCGCTCGAGGGCCGATGAGCGCCGGAACACGAAGGCCGGGATGGCGATCGCGGCCGTTGGTGCCGCGGTGGTTCTCATCCCGCTCGTCGGCGCCGGCGAGCTCACGACCCTCCCGGCCGTCGTGGGCATCGTGTTCGTCGGGGCCGGTTGCCTGTATAGCGAGCCGGCGACGTTCACGCCGATCGCGAACCGCATCGTCGAGCGGATCCCGCTCCCCGCGTTCCTCCGGAGAGAGCCGTGACGCTCGCCGCGGTCGCGCTCGGGTTCCTCGCCGCCGAGATCGACCATGGCGTGCGGGAGGAGGGCGGCAACAACCGCGGCCCGCGGATCCGGAAGTACGCGGCGAACATCGACCCGCCGATGCCTGAGGGCCTCGCGTGGTGCGCGATGGCGGTGCAGTACGCGGCCGACGAGGCCGCCGCGGTGCTCGAGGTGGCGAACCCGCTCGACGCCGTGAGGCAGGAGGCGCTCGTACAGAGCTACTTCGACCTCCTCCACGGCGACCAGGTCGCGCCGGCGGACGCTTGGCCCGGCGACCTCGTGCTCTACAAGTTCAATGGGTCGGCGACGTGGAACCACATCGGCCTCGTCGCGCGCGTGCCCGGCCGCGGCGACACGTTCACGGCGCTCGAGGGCAACACGTCCGACGAGAACGAACGCGAAGGCGACGCAGTCGCACGCAAGCGCCGCGAGCTCGGCAAGTATCCGGTGTGTTTCATCGCGTGGCCGTCGAGGGTGACGGAGTGAGGACCGCGGCGCGCTCGATGGTTCCGTGGTTCCTCGCAGGCGTTCTGGCGGTGGCGCTCTTGGCGTCTCTGTTCGTGAACGGCCGGCGGATTGAAGGGCGGGACGCGCGCCTCGAGCAGCTCCGGACCGAGGCGCTCGAGCTACGGCTCGACTCCGCGGGATGGGAGACCCGGCTCGTCGGAGCTACCGCGGACCTTGAAAGGCGATTGCAGGAGGCCGGCGACTCTGTTGGGCTTTTCGCCGCGGCGAACGCCGAGCTCGCGCGGCAAGTCGAGGAGCTCGGCGGCGAGCTCCGGACCCTGGCCATCATGTACGCCGAGCTCGCCGGCTCGATCGAGGCGCACGACGCGACGGTCCACACGAGCACGCCCGGAGCTCCGCCCGACAGTATTTCGGCCGTAATCAACGACGGGCTCCTCTCCGGCCGGCTCGTCTATCGCCCGCCGGCGACGCTCGCGATCGACCCCTACCGCGTGGAGCTCGCGCTGGCACTCGGGTGGATCGAGGCGCCGGACGGGCGCGCCCTCCTGACAGCTCGAGCCGCGCACCCGAACGTGCGCCTCTCGTTCGGCGACGTGTACTATCAACCGCCGAACCCGGTCACGTTCTGTGGGTTCGGCGCTCAGCTCAAGGCTGGGGCGATGGGCGGCGCCGCCACCGAGCTCTTGCGGTTCCTCCTCGAGGCGGTGGCACGATAGGGCTCGCCCGGGAGCCATTAGCGGAGGTAGCTTCAAGCCGTCAACCTGAAGCCCAAAACGGGGGGGGCGACCGGATGAAGGTCCAGCTCATCATCCAGCACGACACCGAGACCGGCAAAACCGAAATGGCGCTTCCGCCGGATATCGGCCCGAAGCTCTCGACGCTGATGCTCGCGCGGGCGCTGACGAGCGTCTCGAACATGATGCACGAGACCGGCGAGGTTCCGCGGATCGTCGTTCCGGACGTGCGAGTGTCGCCGGGCTCTCTCGCCGCCATCGGGCGCGGGTAAGGCATTGGCTAGGACCGTTCTTCTCGATGCGCGTCCGCCTCAAGGCGGCGGCGGCGGCGGCGGCGACCTACCCGCAGACCTTATCTTCACGTCGTCGTTCACCAACGGTCAGGGCAACGGCGACGCATACGCGCTCGACGGCGGGCGCTGGCAAGCGGGTTATGGCAGCGACACCTACGCCGACGTGATCGCATCGACCGGGCTCGACTTCCCGTCTCCGAATTGCCTCCGTTGGGGTGCCGCGAACGTCGGCGGTGCGCAGAATCAAACGCACGTCGATTGGGCTTTCCCGGTTCCGGCAATCGGGGAGAGCGTCAGCCTCCGGCGTTACTGGCGGATCTTCGACCGTCAGTACCTCGGAACAGGTGGAGAGCACCCGTCCTACTTCGGCACTCACTCACCGCCGTTCACCTATCCGTCCGTCTGGACAATTGACATTCAGCACGGCGGTGGAAGTACGTTCACGCTATTCCTTGCATCGACCGGCAACCACAACGGAGGAGGTGGCACGACAGACCGGACGAGTACCGTCAGTTTGAACCTGGACCAGACCTATCGCTTTGAAATGCGGATTACCCGCACGGGAACGTTGACGTTCACGGCGCTCGCTCGGATCTACGACACCGCTGGCAACCTCGTGTACGACGAAACGGATTTCGTCTGCGGGAGCCTGACGTTGGCCACAGCAGAATGGACCGTGCCGTCATCGGGTGAGTTCAACGATCTCGTGAGTTGGATAAACGGGTGGGAGGGTGTCGAGGGTCGTTCCGGTCCGTTTGAGCCATACAGTTACGAAAGCTGCTACGCTGTGTGCGCTGGTGTAGACGCGACATTTCCGATTGGACCGTTCAACGAAGCAGAAGCCGACTGGACTCCATAGGAGAAATCGAACCATGAAAGGATGCGTGCTACTGGCCATCATGACGACGGCAGCGCCGTTGTCCGCGCAGTCGCGTCTTGACTCGCTCGTCGCCGCCGCGGACACGCTCGGCACCGAGGTCGTCCGCTCGCGCGCGTTCATCCGCGCAGCGGACACGCAGCTCAGCAAGGTCGTCCGGCTACAGAACCGAATCGACTCGCTCGTCGCGCGCATGAACAACCTTCCGGTTCCGCCACCGACCGATACCGTGGCGCCTCCGCCTCCGGTGGAGCCTCCTCCGCCTCCGCCCCCCACGGGCGGCAACGTGGTCCTCGCGGCCGATTGGGATACGGGCGAGCTGACGGACGGAGGGCGGTTCGTCGATTGGGCGGCCAACGGCGGGTCCTTCGAGGTGCGGAACACGGCCACGGACGGCAAGTCGTTTTCCACGCCGCGCTATCTCAGGGTGAACGCGAGCGGTGGCGGGTGGGTTGACATGATCTCGGGAACGTGGCCCGCTCCGCAGGTCGGGCAGACCGTGACGGCAAGCTGGGAGATCATGTGGCGCACCTCGGTCTCGGGGCAGACCACGCACGGCTTCTACTTCGACGACAACTTCGGCGGGACGAATTGGGGGCCGCAGACGCTCGGGCTCGAGATCAATGACTCGGGCGACCGCTGGGAAATTGGAGTGTGGACGGGCATCGGCACCACGCCAGACAGCGGCCCGCACAAGCACCCGACGCGCTACAACCTGCTCAAGTCGCAGGCGTACCGCGTGGCGCTATCCTACACGCGCACGGGCGCGAGCGCGTTCACGGTCGGTTTCGAGGTCCGCAACATGGACGGCTCGCTCGTCTATGACGAGAGCGTCATGGACGACGACTGGTTCCCTGGCTCGCAAATCCTCGGGACGCGCACGTTCACAAAGACAGACGCTGGCGCTCAGGGTATGCGCGGTTTCCGCCTGGGCAACAACGGGCTCGACGTGCCATTCACGGGGGTCATCGTGGAAGTGGCCAATCTCCGCGTGACGGTGGAGTAGACAAATCGTGGCCGTCCTCCGTAAGACCGAGGTTCGCACGCAACGCGGCACCACGGCGCTCGACATCGAGTACGACGAGGCGACGCTCGACGTGCTCGACGTGCGCGTGGTCTCAGATGATCCCGAGTGCGAGTACGTTACGCGCTTCCGTGGCGTGCGCGACGCGCCGAGGAAAGACGCCGGGCGGTCGCTCAACGCGGTGGGCCTCAAGATGCGGCGCGTCTGGAACGAACGCGCGGGGCGAGAAGGCATTGCACCCGACTTCGACGTCTCGCTCGCCACACGACACGGGAAGGTGCGGACGCGGCCGCCGCGAGCGGACGGCGAGTCGAACACGGTCAACAACCCGCAGTCCAATTCCGTCGAGAACGCATCGACTGTGAGCGTGGCGAGCTACGCCGTGGGCTCAGAAGCGAACCGTGTTTTGGTGGCGATCGCGACCGGCAACAACGGGACGACGTTCACGTTCAGCTCGTGCGTGTTCAATACGACCGAGACGTTGACTGAGGTCGTCACGAGGGTTGATGACGCGGGCGGCACCGCATACTACCGGTGCAGCCTATACCACCGTGTCGCCCCAAGCAACGCGACGGCGAATGTGGCACTGACCGCGAGCGCGACACTGTGGGGCGTCGGCTTGCAGGTCTGTTATCTATCAGGTGTCGAGCAGGACACTGCGGAGGCGTCTGCCACGGCGGAAGATTTCGACACTCCACACGAAGTGACGATCGGGGCGGGGATCACGGTCGGCGCGGATGTGGTCTACGGAGGGATCTTTTCTTCGGGCTCGTTCAACATCACTGCGCTTACCGCGTCGGGATGCACGGCGAGAACCTCCCGCGAGCAGGACAGCGTGGAGAACGCGTTCGTCGGCATGGCGTCCGAGACCGCGGCCGGCTCCTCCGAGACGGGTGGCTGGACGCACGACGGGACCGGCGGCACCCTCGCCGGGACGATGGTAGCCGGAAGCTGGGCGCCGCAGGGTGGCGGTGGGCCACCCCCGCAGGGCGTGGCGTTTGTACCCTATCGGATACGCCACTGATGTCGTCGACGGGCAACGTCTTCGCCGGCACCGGCGAGAACAACGCGGGGATCGGCGCGACCTTGTGGAGCACCCCGGGCAACGTCACGGCCGACGACGCGTCCGACGCGACGTGCGCGGCCGGAGCGTCGAGCCAGTACCTCGTCGCGCGCAACTTCAACTTTTCGTCGATCCCGGCCGGAGCTCTGATCGACGGCATCCTCGTCCGGATCTCGGCGAGCGAGCACTCGGCGAGCACCGAGGCGTTGCGAGCGCAGCTTCAGGATGCGAGCGGCACGCTCTTCGGGAGCAGCAAGACGGCGTCGAACGAGGGCAACATCAGCGGCACGACCAAGGCGGTCTACACGTACGGGAGCGCGCGCGATCGTTGGGGCGTCGCAACCTCGCTGCTTACCCGCGCGGTCGTTCAAGACGCAGACTTCGGCGTGCGGTTCTGGTTCGTAACGGCTCACGACGTTCGGATCAACTACGTAACCATGGCGGTGGATTGGCGGATCCCTCTGGAGGCGATCGCGAGGAAGCAGAACCGACTACTGAAGATGTGACGGAAGAATCCCGCCCAGGGGCCGGCGGGGAGATTCGGCCCCAATCAACGTCCCTTAGGTGGGGGAGGAGACACAAGTATGAACGGGTTGCAGTATCTACTGACGAGCGACGCCGTAAACTTCACCGCGGCGGGCGCGATGATGACGATTTCAGCGCCGGCCGACGCGGCGGTCATCATCGACCGCATCGAGGTCACGCAGGAGTCGGTCACGAGCTCCGAGGCGAACGCGATCCAGGTCAACCGCGCCTCGGACACCGGCACGGGCGGCGGCGCTAGGACGCCGGCACCGGCTCAGGTCGGGTTCCCGGCGGCGGGTACGTCGGCGAAGGATGGCTCGACGGTCTGGAGCGTGCAGCCGACGCTCACCACGCTGATCATGAGGAAGGCGTTCAACCTCTTGACCGGCTTCCTGTGGCACCCGACTCCCAACGAGCACATCGTGCTCTCGCCGAGCGGCATCCTGTGCATCCGACTGGAGAACGCTCCGGCCGGGTCGACGGCGTTCTCGATCGACGTGCAGTTCAGGGAGATCGGCGGCTAGTAACGGCGCCGTAGCAGCATGAACGAGGAGGGAGTGGGCGCTCCGGGCGTTTACTATGGCTGGTCGCGCGTACCCTTCCGGGTACGCGCGTCAGCCGCCCTCATCGTCGCGACGTCCGGTCTGGCGCCGGTGCCGGAGGCTCTCGTCTCCCACCGGCGCCCGGACGTCGCGCCGACCTACGAGGCGGCGGTCCCGCGTCTCGATGTAGGCACGACGTTGAAGCACGGTCTCATGATCGCCCCGGCGTTCAGAGACCCGAGGATCGCGGCACGCGTATCCGATCGCGGCGAGAGTATCGCGACGTTCTGGATCGCGCCGTCGCCGCGGAGGCAGGTCGCACGCTTCCCGCTCGCTGTTCTCGCGGGATCTCCTCCTCAGTCGACGCCGGAGGCGCTCGTCTCGTTCCGCCGGCCGGACGTCGCACCGGCGGTTTTCGAGGTCGAGCGGCTCGCGGTCGGAACGACGCTGAAGCATGGACTTCTCATCGCGCCAACGTTCCGCGACCCGCGGCTCGTCGTCGCGGTCGCGCGCGATCGAGAGAGCCTCGCGACGCACTGGCCGCGAAGCGCGACGGTGTTCGATCGGCGACCGTTCCCGCTCGGGGCGCTCGCGGCCGCTCCGCCGGTCGCGTTCCCTTCGGCGCTCGCCGGACGGCGGACCGATGTAGCCACGGGATACTCGGTCCCGACGTTGCCGGTCGGGAGAATGGACGAGCTCCGGGTGTTGGTGTACGACGGCACCGAGCCGGCGCCATTCGTCCTAATCGCGCGGCGCCGACCCGACCTGGCGACGAAGCCGGGGCCGACGTCCTACGTCACGCAGACGCGCGAGCTCCCGCCGGCGCTGTTCGCTGCCGAGGTGCCGCCGACGCCGGCCGAGCCGGCGATCGTCGCGCACCGTCGTGAAGACCTGGCGTTGCGTGTCCGTGCGCTCGCCTTCGCGACGCAATCCACTCGGCCGCTCCCGATCGTCGCTCCGGCGGCGCCGATCGACGAAGTGCTCGCGCGTCGCCGGCCGGACCTCGCGGTCGAGTATGCCGCGCACGTCCGCACGATGGCGGTCGGGACGACGCTCAAGAGCGGCCTGCTCATCGCCCCGATCGGATCGCCAACTGGGTCCACGCCGGTGGCGCTCCTCAAGCGGCGACCCGACGTCACGCCGCTGTACATCGTGCCGACGCTGCCGGTGCCGAAGCTCGACGAGCTCCGGGTGTTGGTTTACGACGGCACGGAGCCAGCCCCGTTTGTCCTGATCGCGCGGCGCAAGCCGGATCTGGCGACCGAGCTGAAGCCGGCGCCGTTCACGACGCGGGCGCGGGCGCTCCCGCCGGCGCTGTTCGCTGCCGAGGTGCCGCCGACGCCGGCCGAGCCGGCGATCGTCGCGCACCGACGCGAGGATCTATCGGCGCGGTCGCGCGCGCTCGCGTTTGCGACTCAGTCGACACGGCCACTTCCGATCGTCGCGCCGGCTACCCCAGCGCAGGCGTTCTTCTCGCGGCGGCCGGACGCGGCTCTGAGCTATGTCGTACCATCACTGCCCGTGCCCGAGCTCGACGAGCTCCGGGTGCTCGTGTACGACGGGACGGAGCCGGCGCCGTTCGCGCTCATGTTCCGCCGGAAGCTCGACCGCGCGTTGCGCTGGCCGGCTCCCGAGGTGCGGACGTCCGAGCGTCCCGCGGCGACCTTCCTCGTGGCACCGGCCGCAGCGCCGACCCTCGAGCTTGCGGGGCTCGTTCGACATGAGGTATTCCGCTACGACCATGGCGATCACGGCCGACGTCAACATGCGCGTTTCCCGCTCGCTGTCCTCGCCCCGACCGTGACTACGTCCCGGCCGCCGCGGTCGCAAATGATCGACGCGACGCACCGCGCGGAGATCGGCGACGCGACGCACCGCGCAGAAATCATCGACGCGAACGACGCCGAGATCGGCGACGTCTAAAACCGCAAGGGGGAACCATGGCCGGACGCGTGAGAACGCTCGAGTGGGACAAGCAGGGCGACCTCGACGCGCACGTGCGCTTTCACGAGGAGCTTCCGCCCGGGGTCACTCTGAGCGCGCCGAGCGTGGAGCTCCACCAGCGGATCGCGACGGAGCCCGAGACGTGGGTCTCGAGGAGCTCCGAGGTCACGCTCGCCGCGTCGGTCGTCGCCGCGCTCACCGACAAGTGGGTCGCGATTTCGGGCGGCACGTCGCGCGCGGTGCGGGTCGTCGTCACGAAGGACCCGGACGCGCAACCCGACGTCACCGACGAGCCGAAGCCGGGGGATAACTACCGGCTCAAGATCATCGCGACCCGGAGCGACTCAGGCCGCCCGATCGCCCGCGAGGTCGCGCTCCGCATCCTCCCGTAACGGGGGAGGTTGGCCAACCGCTCACGCATCGCCTGCCCCTCCGTGCGGAATTGCGCCGTTCCGCACGGCCAGGTTTCGCGACTCTTGACGTTGCCGGACAGCGGTGCCATACTGGCCAACATGGACACCACGGACAACGCGGACAACGGGGCGATGCGGTTCGATGCGACCGCGGCCGACGTGGCTAAGAAGTACGGCGTGACGGCGAGGAGCGTGCGCCGTTGGTGCGAAATGACGGAGATCCCGCACCGATGGACCCCTGGCGGGCCCCGGTTCAACCTCGAGCAAGTCGACGCATGGATGATGCAGAAACGCGCCGAGCTCGCCGCGGCGAGGACGTGAGGTGATCGCTCTGCAAGTGGGCCAGGCCGTGAGCGCCGCCGAGGAGCGGGTGCCGGTGGAGCTCACGCCGGAGGAGCTCGTCGACGTTCGGCTCATCGTCTCGTTCGTGTGGTCGCGCACTGACCACGCGACGCGGCGCGACGCTGAGACCGTGAGCGCGCTCCGGCACGCCGGCACCGAGGCGTGGGACATCATCGCCGGGTTCGCCGCCTGTCCGCGGCCGACGACGGCCCGGGTCCGGGCCGCGGTACTCGAGGAGATCACGCGCCGCGTGAAGCGCGCGCGGTGGGGGATAGAGTGACGTCGCGGGGCGTGCAGTCTGTACGCTCGCGAGAGGGTGCCAACGCGAACCGAGCGAGGCGCGCCCCGCGATAGCTCAGCAGGGCCGGCGGAGCCAACGGAGGAGCACCCCTCCGCGCCGGGGAGATCCAAACCGGGAGACGATGAATGACGACCGAGACACGCCGCGCATACACGTGGCGGCAGATTCAGGGCAGCCCGTTCGGGTTCGCCACGACGATCCGGGGCCACCAGGTCACGGTCTACACGGAGCGCCGGGAGGAGCGCGCACCGTGGCACCTCGAGATCCGCCAGAACGGCGAGCTCGTGAGGCCTCGGAGTGAGCACCACGGGCCCGCCGGCGCGATGGCGACCGCGGTGGAGCTCCTAGACGAAAAGGCCGGCGACGGGAGCCAACCCGCCACCGGCCGCGACTGTCAGGAGACGACGAATCGTGGCGATAATCTACACGGAAGCGCCGCCCGATGAAGTACCGCGCCGCGCTCCTCGCGGGCGCGACCTACTGTCTCGCGTTCACGCTGTGGGGGGTAGGTGAACGGCGCCTCGATTGGCTAAATCTCGCGCTCGACTTCCTCATCCTCGCCGCGATCCTCGAGCAGAAAGGCAAGCAATGACACCCGACACGCCCGCGCGCGATCCGCGTCTCCCGTTCACGATGATCGAGGAGCGGTTCCTCGCGCCGCGCGACCCGGTCCTCGGGTTCGTGAAGATTGGCGGCAAGGACCCGCACGTCCGGTTCGCGAAGAGCGGCCGGCCGTGGGTGGCGCCCTCGAGGTACGTCGACCCGCCGCGCTTCGAGGTGACGAATCGAGAGAAGCGACTGCAGATCGTCGAGGGCCAGGGCAAGGCGAAGGGCGAGAAGTTCACGGTCGACCTTGGGTACGTCCGCGACGCGAAGTTCCACAAGGTCGTAGGCGAGAACCCGGCGGCGCTCCGGGTCCGGCTCCTCTATCCGCGGTGGCACCAGAACCTAATCGCGTTCCTCGGCGCGCACTCCGGGACGAAGTGGATATGCCGCGGGAACGGCGTCGAGGCGGTCGACCTCGTCCGCGGGGCGTGCGCGTGTCCGTGTCCGCGGCTCAAGCAATTCGAGGGGACCTACGAGGGGACGCCGCCGAACGATCACCTCCAAGGAGGCGCGCTCTACCCGTGCAAGCCACACGGCCAGCTCAACGTGCTCCTCGAGGACGCCGACGTGTTCGGCGGGTTCCATGCGTTCAAGACGACGAGCTTCGAGAGTATCTCCAACCTGACGAAGGCGCTCCGCATCTTCGAGGATATGTTCGGCCGCGTCGACGGGATCCCGTTCGAGCTCCGGGTCATGGCGGCGACGAAGAGCTACGGCGAGGGCACGACCACGCAACCGATCGTAACGCTCGTGCTCCCGGCCTCGATGTCGACCGCGCGCCAGGTCGCCGCGGACGCGGCCGCCGAGAGTCGGAAGTACCTCCCGGCCGGCGAGCTCAACGACTACCGCGAGGCGATCATCGCCGAAATGGAGACGGAGGCCGCGAGCTACGTCGGCGAGTTCGTTCCGGAGACTCAGGACCCGGACGCGCCGACGGGGCCCGCCGCGGCGCCGGCGCCGACACCCGCGCCCGCGGCACCCGCGCGACCCGCTCGAGCTCCGACCGTGACACCCGCGCCGGCGCCCACCGCGGCCGAGGAGGAGGACGAGGGGCCCGACCACGAGCTCGCCGGCGACGACGAACCCGAGGTCGAGGCCGAGGCCTCGGCGCCGACTCCCCCGCCGGCCGATGATTCCGGCCGAAATGAAGAGGGTGCTCCCGCTCCCGCGAACGCGGTGCCGGCGCCGGATCCGGCCTCGCCGGCGGACCGCCTCGAGGCGACGTGCCGCGCGATCCTCGAGGCCGACGGGTGGCAACCGCAACCGATCGAGGACCGGCTCGCGCACCATCGCCGGCAAGGCCTCGAGGGGCTCCGGAAGCTCCTGGACGGGCTCAAGGTCCACCGGCCGGACGCGTGGGCGAAGGTGAACCAGGGCGGGCTCTTCGACTCGCCGCCGAACGACGGGCTCCCGTTGTGAGGCGCGCGGCGTTGCTCGCGCTGTTGCTCGCCGGCGGGGAGCAATGGTGGACGTCTCCGCGCGTCGAGACGGAGCCGCGGCCGTGAATTGGTCCGGCTCGAAGCTCGCGCTCCTCCGACTGTGCGGGTGGGCGTTCGCGGAGGATCACGTGCGCAACGTGCCGCGGCCGCCGCACCCCGCGCTCGCCGGCGGATCCAACGCGCACGCCGGCCTCGCGCGTCTCGTCCAGCTCGCGATCGACGACGAGCCGCTCGACGTGCGCGCGATCGCGCGCGAGGTCACGGCCGGAAACGCCGCGGAGTTCGCCGACGTCCTCGGCGTGCTCACGCTGGCGCAGGAGGAGCTCGCGGGGGATCCGCCGCTCTTCGAGCCGCGCGACGTGATCTACATCGAGACGCGGCTCGCGATGCAGCTTGGGCCCTACACGTTCGATGGCCAGGCCGACCTCGTCGAGGCGCGCGGGAAAACCGCGACGGTCTCGGATTGGAAAACGCACTGGCGGCCCGAGTCGCAGGATGCCTTCGAGGCCGACGTGCAGCTCCCGCGCTACGCGCTCCTCCTCGACGCGAACCACCCAGGCCGGTTCGAGCGGTTCGTCCTCCGGAAGAGATTCGTCCGCTACCGCGGCGCCGTCCGCGAGCTCGTGCTCGAGCGGCACCAGCTCGAGCTCGTGAAATGGGACCTCGTCCAGGAGATCGAGGACGCCGAGCGACGGATGGCCGCCGGCGCGTTCGAGGCGACGCCGGGCGATTGGTGCACGATATGTTCGCGGACCGACGCGTGTCCGCGGGTGCGTGAGTTCCTCGAGCACGGGCTCGACCTCACGCTCGACGACGACGTGGCGGCGCGGCGCGCCGCGGAGACCGTGCGCGCGATCGATGCGCACTCCGCGCGGCTCAAGGCGCGGCTCAAGGTCTATCTCGGGAGCGACCATCCGACCGGCCGGGTCCGCCTCGCCGGCGGCTCGTTCGGGTTCGGGCCGGCGCGGCACAAGCGGGCGAGCGTGTCCGACGTCGTCGAAGTGTTCGAGGCGCACGACCGGCCCGTCAACCAGCGGGTGCTCCGCGTGGACGTCGACGAGCTTCGCCGCTCGCTCGAGCGCGAGCCGGGCGCGGTGCGGCGGGCAATGCAGGCCGTCGTCGAAGAGTACGAGACCGCCGACTGTCGGTACCGCCGCGGCGACGGTCTCGAGGACGAAGAGGTGCAAGAGGAACCAACAACGGGGGGAACGTGAGCGAGACGAAGCATTGCAACCAAAAAGGGTGCACGAACGCCGGCGCCTACCGATTCACGTGGCCGGGCAACGACGAGGCGCACATTTGCGAGGAGCACGCGCCGAAGCTCCGGGGGATCGCGGCCGCGATGGGGCTCCACGTGCAGCTCATCCCGATCGAGAGGGCGCCATCGTGAGACCGACGAGCCTAGCAGTCCGCGGGTTGAAGAGCTGGCGCGAGCACGAGCTCGAGCTGGCGCCGCTCACCGCTATCAGTGGACCGAACGGCGCCGGGAAGTCGGCGCTCCTCGAGGCCGTCCGCCTCGCGATCCTCGGGCACGAACCGAGCGTCGGCAAGCAGCTCGCCGACACGCGGAAGCTCGTGAACGAGGAGGTCGGGTGGGCCGAGGTCGGTCTCTCGTTCGACACCGGGTTCGGGATCCGCCGGCGCTTCGGCACCTCGAGCGAGACTCAGGTCATGCCGTCGCGCGGCGAGTCGACCGGCCGCGCGTGTCAGGCGCGGATCGACGAGGAGACCGGCGGTCTCGTGGTCTCGCTCAACATCGGCGACTTCCTCGAGCGCTCCGACGAGCAGCGGCGGGCGTGGTTCTTTGAGCACCTCCCGCGTGAGGCGGCGGTCCTCGATTGGGCGACGTTCGCCACGTGGACCGACGGCGAGGAGGGCCCGCTCGCCGACGTCGTGCGCAATCTCTGGACCTACTCGGTCCAGGCCGCACCGAACGCCGTGATCGGGCTCGGGTCCGCGATCGAGGTGGCGCACCGCCAATTCCTCGAGGGCGACACGCGCCGGCAAGCTCAGGGTAAGGTCGTCGCGCGTGGGGATGATCTCAGGCGCTCGAGCACCCCGCCCGCGGTGGTCCCGGAAGATGCTCTGCAGGACGCGGAGCAACGCGTGGGAGGACTCAACCAACGGATCGGCGAGGCGAGGGCGGGCCGGGAGGCGATCGAGGCTATACGGGCACGGGTGAAGCGAGCCGAGGACGAGCTCGGGCGGGCCGAGCGGCAACGCGAGCATACGGAAGGCGTGCGTCGCGACCTCGAGCGCCAGTTCGAGGAGCTCGGGCCGCCGGTCGAGCTCGACGGGCTCGGGCTTGTCTTAGATGGGCGCGCGGTTCTTGCCGCGGTGCTCGCCGAGCTCGGCCGCCTCGAGACGGAGCGGACGCAAGCGCAGGAGCGGCTCGCCGCGGCGCGGGCCCACCTCCACGAGCTCCGCGGCCGCGAGCAAGCGCTCCTGCAGCACGGGGCGTGTCCGTTCGCCGGCCTCGGGTGCACGACCGATACCGAGACGCTCCTCGCCGGAGCTCGGGCCGAGCTCGCGAGCTCGATCGACGAGGCGCGGGACCGATTCGAGGGCGCGGCCGGGATCGAGGCCGACGTCGTCGAGCAGATTCGGATCCGGACCCGCGAGCGCGGGCGCCTCGAGGCCTCGGCCGCCGCGGAGCTCGAGCGCTCCCGCCGGCGCGCGGCGCTGGCGTCCGACTTGGCGGCAAAGGACGTCGCGCTCCGCGAGCTCGCCGAGCGGGCCGAGCTCCACCGTAAGGACCTCGAGCGGGCCCGCCTCGAGGAGTCGGCGCTCGGGGGCGACGACGTGCTCGCAGGCCTCTACCAGGTCCGCGGGGACGCCGAGGCCGCGCTCCGCGAGCTCCAAGGGGACCGGGAGCGCCGGGTGCGCTACGAGGCCGAGCAGGAGGCGCACGCGCGCGAGGTGCGCGAGCTCGAGGCGCTCACGGCCAAGGCCTCCGCGCTGAAAGAGCTCGACGGCAACCTCCGCCGGCTCCGGGCTCACGTCATCCAACGGATGATCGAGCCGCTACACGAGGCGGCCGACGGGATCCTCCGCTCGATCGACCCGCACAAGCGCTGGCGGTTCGTATTCGAGCGGGAGGGCGACCGGCCGACGATGGACTTCGGGTTCGAGGAGGACGGCGCGCTCCGGCTCTACGACGCGGCGAGCAAGGGCGAACGCGTCCTGCTCGCCGTCGCGTTCGTCGGCGCGCTCCTGACGGTCCTCGCGCCGCCGATGCGCCTCCTCGTGATCGACGATGCCGAGCAGCTCGACCCGGTCCGCCGGCGCCGGCTCATGGAGACACTCGTCGAGCTCCGGCACCTATGGGACGGCGTGATCCTCGCCGGCGCGTGTCCGCTCGCGGGCGTCGAGGGGTGGGGGGTCGTGCAGCTAGGGCCCGTCGAGGACGTCGCCGCGTGAAGCTCGCGACGGTCCGCCCGATGAAGCTCAACGGCCGGCCGGGCCTCCTCGTGCGCACGCCGTTCGACGAGGTATTCAACGGGCAACTTCGGGCGATGATCCCGCGCGGGCAGGTGTGGTTCAACGCGCACGCGAAAGGGTGGTGGGTCGCCGAGGCGCACCGGTCCGTGGTGCTCCACCTCGCGCTTGAGGCGTTCGGCGGCGTCGAGGTCACGGACGAGAACGGCGAGACCGTCGCGCACACGGCCGCGGGCGAGCGGCTCCACCAGGAGAAGCTCCTATGACGGGCCAACCCACGCTCTTCGACGCACCGGTGCACCGCGATGCGACCGATACCGAGCTCGAGGCCGCGGCTCGAATCGCGCCGGTTGCGGGAGACCTCCGCCGGCGGGTCCGAGGGCTCGCGCTCGAGCGCGGCGTCGACGGCGTCACCGGGTGGGAGACAGTCGTGGGCCTCGGCCTCGAGCGTCACGAGACGAGCGTGCGGCCGCGGCTCACCGAGCTCGCGAAGGACGGGGCGTTCCGGAAGAGTCGGATCCGCCGGCCGAACGCGCACGGCAACCGCGAGGTGGTCTATATCGCCGTCGAGTATTGGAGCGAGGAGCTCCACAACCCCGCCCGGGGGGACGGCCGGGATCAACCCCAACCCATAGGAGGACCGGCCAAAGGGTAGACTCTCAACGCGCCCGAAGTACCCGGGGGAGGCGCCACCTCCCCCGGGCCTCGGCAGGTTCACACGCAACAACGGAGGTGGTTCCATGGTGGCACCTCGACGTCTCACGCTCGGCGAGATCCGCCGGGCAGAGCAGGACCGGAGTTTCTCGGCCGCGTGCATCGGGTTCGCGGTGGCCGTCGCGCTATGCGCAACGGGCGCGATCGCCTACGCGTACGGCCGAGCGGTTGAGTCAGAGCTCGCGCTCGACGCGTTCGGGATGGCGAACAACGCGACGGAGCTCCTCCGCGAGTACGTGCCGATCGGCGAGGCCGCGTTGGCGGAGTGTATCTCGGAGAACGAAGGGTTCCGCGTGTTCCTCGAGGAGGAGCCGGTGTGGGGCGCTCGGGTCCAGGCGATGATGATGGCCGAGGGACCCGGGGCGCCGAGGTGAGAGGCAAGGCGGTCGTCGTCGTGGCGGTCGCCGGGTTCGTCGCCGGGTTCGTCGCGTTCCCGGTCCTCGCGCTCTACGCGCTGAAACGCGACGAGAGGAGAGGAGACGAGGCGGAGGGTTGGCACGCGTACGGCGTCGGATCGGATTGCCGGTCCGACATTCACAACCAACGAGAGGCGGAGCGATGCAAGTCGAAAAGGTGAGGTACAAAGATGGCGAGGGCGCGGAGCTCGCGTGGTCCGTTCCGAACGGGAGCGACCGCGAGGCGCGCACGCTCGCGTGCGACGACGTGCCGGAGGAGTCGTTCGTCGCGGCGCTCGAGGCGCTCCGTCCGCTGATCGCGCGGGCGAACGAGCTCCCCGAGGACTACGCCGAGAAGATCACCGTGCACACGGTCTCTGTCGGCCGCGACCAGCACGGACTCCGGCGGTTGATCGTGTCGGGCACCGTGAGCGTAGGCGCCGGGAAGTACGCGATGTCGACGCCGAACCTCCGCGAGCCGGCGGAGCTCATCGACGAGGGCGGCCCGTCGCAGCTCACGGCGGACGACCTCGAGCTCGTGGACGTGCTCTGTGCCGAGGTCGCGCGCTACATCAACGGAGCGCGCCTCAAGGAAGAGCCGGCGAAACCGATCGAGGCCGCGCCGCGGGATCCGTTCGCGGGCGACGCGGAGGAAGAGCAGGACGAGGACGCCGAGCAGCTCGTCGGCGCCGGCGTGGGGCACTGAGCGTGCACCGCGTAATCGTCGCGCTGGACCCTTCACTCACGGCCACCGGGGTGTGCGACTCGCGCACCCCGGGCAGGCCTCACACGCTCGAGCCACCCGACAAGCTTTCCAGGTTGGCGCGGCTCGCGTGGATCCAGCGGGAGGTCAAGCTCGTCACCGCCGACGCGTGGCTTGTAGTCGTCGAAGGCTACGCGCACGCGGCGAAGTTCCAGGCGCACCACCTCGGCGAGCTCGGTGGCGTGATCCGGTTGACTCTCTACTCGCTCAGGATCCCGTTCGTCGACGTCGCGCCGACTGTGCGCGCGAAGATTGCGACGGGCAACGGGGGCGCGTCGAAGGACGAAGTGTTCGCGGCCGCGTTCAAGCGGCTCAACTACGCCGGGCACTCAAAGGACGAGGCCGACGCGCGCTGGCTCCTCGAGCTCGCGCTCCAACACTACAAGCTTCCCGGGCGTGCGCAGCTCCCGGCGAAAAACCTCGAGCCGGTCGCGGCGAAGTCGCGGCCGCAATGGCCAACGCTCGAGGAGCTCGACGCGGTGGCGGCAAAGTGACGGCCGGGCAAATGATCGACGTCGAGTTCTACGCCGTCGTCGAGCTGAAAACGCCAGGGTATCCGTGGCGAGGCCTCGCCGTGCCGCGGGTGACAAAAGGGAAGCCGACGATCCCGCGCGGCGCGATCGCGATCCGCCTCCGGTTGTCCGTGCCGGTCTCGCTCTTCTCGGAGTTCATTCCCGAGGGGACGATCACGCTCCCCGCCGATGCGTCGATCGGGCGCCCGGCGATCGAGGTACACGTGCCGGCGGGCCTCGAGGTCACGCCGAACGTGCGCTTGCAGCTTGTCACCTACGAGACGCCGGAGGACTCGTGAAGCTCGTGAAGCTCGACCCCGACCAGGTTTGCGCGTGCGGGAAGCCGCGGCCCTCCGGAACGTTCCACCTCGGGTGGGAGAAGTGTCTCACGTGCTCCGGGTTCATCGTTCCCGAGCGAGGTGAGCGGGAGCGGCTCGCAAGGTCCCGCGATCGCGGGAGCTCGAGCGCCGACTTGTTGGGCAGGTAACGGGGGCCTTGCGCACCCGTGAGCTATTCACCATTATACCCTCACGGCCCGGGCAATCCCGCCCGGCCAGAAAGGGGAGGCCAGGATGGCCAGCAAGAACGAGGGGTTCCAGGCGGTGCGCACGATGCCTCGGCGGGAGCTGGGGTGGCAGGTCCAGGCGAACGAGCGCCTCGAGCGCTTCACGCGGTTCGCCGCCGAGCTCCTCGAGCCGTTCCCGGATCACACGTACGAGCGCCGGCAAGTCATCGCGAGTCTCGCGCGCTACGTGCTCGCGCTCGGGCTCGACGGGGCGTACGACGGGCACACGTTCGAGGACTTCGGCGAGATCGTCGAGGACGCACGCGAGCGCGGGCTCATCAGCTCGGACACCTACGACGCGATTTGCCGCTGGCTCGCGGAGGTGGTCTGACCATGGCCATCGCGAACGGAACCGAGCAAGTGCTCACCGAGATCGCCGACGGCGTGCTCCTCCTCGCCGGCGTCGAGGTCGACGATCTCCACCGCGCGCGGCTCTACAAGCTCGCCGGCCTCCTCCTCGAGCTCGCCGCGGAGGAGGCGCTCGAGGGGTCCATCGAGCCGGGCTCGGCGACGCTCTCGCGCGTCGCCGAGGAGCTCCAGGAGGCCTACGCGTGCGGCCCTGTCGGCGTGGAATTATGGGAGCGCTTCGAGACTTGGGTCGGCGAGGTGCCGGCGCGCGCGGAGGCCTTGTGGGGTCTCTGACGCGCGCCGAGCAGGTCGCGCTCCTCGAGCGGCGGATCGCCGAGTCGGGCCTCTCGGCCCGGCGGTTCGCTGTCGAAGTGCTCACGCGCGACGAACGCACGATCCGCCGGTGGCTCGCCGGCGACCAGATACCGCAGGTCGTTCTCGACTTCCTCGAGGACCCGCAACCCGCCCCGTGGCCGTGACACCCGGGACCCGCCGGGGGCCTTGCGCGCCCGTGATAGATTCACCATCATACCTCCACGGCCCGGGCAATCCCGCCCGGCCGAACAGAGGGGCAGAACATGGCGACCTTCCGGATCTACTACTCGCGGCCCGAAGCTTTCCGGGACCTTTCGCTCGGGTTCGAGTTCGCGGCGAAGTACGGCGTGACGGTCACGGCGGCGACGCTCGATCGCACGCACGTCTTTCTCCGCGAGATCGAGGCGGCCGACCTCCACGAGGTCTACCGCGTGTCGCAGGGCGAGATTTGGAGTCCGAACGGCGAGGCGCGCGAGCTCATCCGCTCCAAGGGCCTCGCGCACACGTCGATGTCCGTCGGCGACGTGATCGTCGACGCGGCCGGCGTCGCGCACATGGTCGAAATGGTGGGCTTTCTTCCCCTCCCGGCTCGGGAGGGCGCGCTGTGATCTACCTCGTCGGCGAAATGTCGAACGGCTCGGCGAAGCTCGCCGACACCTACCCGCGCGGGATCGGCCGGTGCTACGTCGAGCGCCCGCTCGAGCCGTTCCCGGGCGAGCCGTGGATCCTCGACAACGGCGTTTTCCGCGCGTGGAACGCCGCGGGCCGCGACCCTTCGATCGACTACGCGGACTGCTACGCCGCGTTCGAGGCGCGCCTCGAGAACGTCGCCGAGCTCGTCCGCGAGGACCGCGGGCCTCTGTTCGTCGTCGTGCCGGATCGGCCCGCGGACCCGTCCTCGTTCTGGACGTCGCTCGCGTGGCTCGACGACTACGAGCAGGAGCGCCAGGAAGAGCTCGATCCGAGCGGGTGGTACCACGGCGCGCGCATGATCCCGCTTTTCCTCGCGGTGCAGAACGGCATGACGCCGGAGCTCCTCGAGGCGGAGCGGTGCGCCGAGACGGACCGCCCGCTCCTCGAGCGGGTCGACGGGCTCTTCCTCGGCGGCACGGACGAGTTCAAGGCCGACACGCTCGACGCGTGGCGCGAGCTCGCCGACCGCCACGGCCTCCGGTTGCACTTCGGCCGGTGCACTCAGAGCAGGATCGCCGCGGCGCTCGAGGCCGGATGCGACTCCGCCGACTCCTCGCACCCGAACCGCCTCGGCGGCGAGCGGTGGGCCCGGTTCCTCGAGGCCTTCGACGCGGTCCAGGCCGCCAGGTCCGTCGCGTGACGCCGGACGTCCTACTCCCCCCTTGCGCGTCCGTGAGCTATTCACCAATATACCCTCACGGCCCGGGCAATCCCGCCCGGCCAGAAAAGGGTGCCACGATGTCGACTTCCCGCTTCGCAGTCACGAACGACGCCGCTTTCATCGCCCGCGTTTCCAGCTTCAACCGCCGCGCCGAGTCGAAACTCCGCCGCTCGCTCTTCGCCGCGACCAAGGCGAACGCCGGCACGCCGTCGGAGCACTTCCGGTTCACGTTCGCGCCCGGCGTCGACGCGGCGACGGTCAACGAGCGGCTCGAGCGGCTCGTCGCCGCCGGCGCGGCCGCCCACCAGGTCGAGCTCCCGGGCGAGCTCGGCGCCGTGGCGGAGGTTCGCTGACCATGGCCGCCCGCCTCGCGACGTCCTACCGCGTCGAGAAAACCGCGCGCCCGGTCCACGACCGGGTCGCGCGGGCCGCGACCACCGAGTCGCACCTCACGGGCCTCCCGCTGGCGGACGTCCTCCTCGAGCGCGAGCGGGTGGCGCGCCTCGAGGAGCTACCGCCCCGGGAGTCGGCCGGGAGCCTTGCGCGCACAGTGATAGATTCACCATTATACCTCGCGGCCCGGGCAATCCCGCCCGGCCGAACGAAGGGGGAAAAGATGGCGAAGCAACCCGAGCGGTTCGCGGTGGTCTACCGGACGGGCGGGACGGCGCGGTTCAAGTGGAACCGCCTCTTCCGGGACTTCACCACGCGCGAGGTCGCGGACGCGGCGAAGGCCGAGCTCGAGCGCCAGGGCTACGCGGCCCACGTGCACGACGCCGCCCTCCTGGACGCGATAGGCCTCCCCGAGACGTACGGCGGGGGGGTCGGCCTCGAGGGCGTCCGGATCTACAACCGCGGCGACGTGGCCAACCACCCGCACTTCGGTATCGTCACGAAGGACGACGGCCAGAACGTGTGGGTCCAGGTCGACTTCGACGCCGAGGACGAGGCGCCGGGCGAGACGTACGCGGTCGCGCGCTCCATGGTGGAGCACGTCGACGACGGGTACGCCCGGATCGTCACCGTTGCCGCCTACCTCGAGCGCCGCGAGCGCCGCGAGCGCCGCACCGCGGACATCGCGCGCCGGAAGGCGCTCGAGACCGGGAGGGGCGCTTGAGCTCCGAGGCCTACCGCGACCACGCCGGTCGCACGACCCCGCCGAGCTCGTGGGGGCCCGGGCTCGCCTACCTCGGCAACCTCGGCCGCGGCCGCGTGTGCACCGATCACCGCGGCGCGCGCCTCAAGGTTCTCGCGCAGAACGTCGGGAGCACGACGGTCCGGCGCTCCGGATCGGCCGCTCGCACGTTCACACGCGCGGACGGTTCGGTCGCTCAGCTCGGGCCGACGTCGGAGGAGATCACGCTCGCGCGCGGCACGGTGGTCCGCGTTCGTACTTCCACGGTCTCGTGCGCAGTATGCGCGGCCCACTACGGCGACGCGGAGCCGTGCGACGAGGGGAAGCCGGTCAATTCGCCGCACCGGGCCACGGTTTCCTTGGGGGCGGCATGATCGGCGTGCAACGCTGGCGCGAGCGCCGCGACTCCTACCGGCCCGCCGGCGAGCGGATCCGCCCCGAGCTCTTCGACGTCGCGCCGATCTCGAGCGACCTCGTGGCGCGCGCGTTCGTCCAAGAGCACCACTACTCCGGGACCTACCCGGCCGCGCGGTTCCGCGTCGGGCTCTACCGCGGCGGCGAGCTCGTCGGCGTCGCCGTGTTCTCGCACCCGTGCAGTAACCGCGTTCTGACGAACGTGTTCACGTCCACGCCGGCGCTCGAGGCCGTGGAGCTCGGCCGGTTCGTGCTCCTCGACGAGGTCCCGGGCAACGGCGAGACGTGGTTCCTCGCGCGGGCGTTCGACCTCCTCCGCGCCGAGGGGATCCGGGGCGTAGTCTCGTTCTCGGATCCGACGCCGCGGACCAACGCCGCGGGCCGGGTCATCTTCCCGGGCCACGTCGGCACGATCTACCAGGCGCACAACGCACGATTCCTCGGCCGCGGCGACGCGCGGACGCTCAAGCTCCTCCCGGACGGGCGCGTGTTCTCCAACCGCGCGGAACAGAAGATCCGCGCGGGCTCGCGCGGGTGGCGCTACGCGAGCGACCAGCTCGTCGCGCACGGCGCGGGCGTTCTCGAGGAGGGCGCCGACCGGGAGGCGCGCCTCGCGTGGCTCGAGCGCTGGACGGGGGCGTTGACGCGCCCGCTCCGGCACCCCGGCAACCTTCGGTACGCGTGGCCGCTCCGGAAGTCCGTGGCGCTCGCGACCGGCACCCCATACCCGAAGAGGCAAGCCGCATGACACACGAAGAGCTCAAGGCCCGCCGGGCCCGGCTCGAGCTGAGCCAAGGTACCCTCGCCAAGCGGCTCGGCGTCGACCGCTCCTACATCGCGCACGCGGAGAACGACGAGGGATTCGCGCGCCCGTGGTACCACCTCGCGCTCCTCGCGATCGAGTACGAGGAGCGCCTCGTGCCGCTCCCCCGCAAGTGGACGAAGCCGGCGTGCCGCAGAGGGGGACGAGTCAAGAGGATGTCAACGTGACCGCCCCCTGCGAGGAGCGCCGGAGCGGCGTCGAGAGGCGCGGCAACGATCTTGGGTACGTGGCGCGACTGACAGGCGAGCCGTGCAACCTACGGCTATACGCAGTCGCAGACGGGTTCCCCGGTAGCGCGCCGTTCGACCGCCGGAAGTCGTCGCCGTCGTCAGTAGAGGAAGGAGACTCCCGCAATGAATCCGGGCCAACCTCGGCTGGCGGCGGCGACCCTCTCGCGGAGGTGTGCGATGCGTTGGAGCGGGCCGCCGATATGGCCAACGACATGGAGTCGTACGGCTCGGAGGACGCGATGCGCGCCGCCCTGGCCACGCTCCGGCGCGCGAGGGTGGTGGCGTGTGGCATCGAGAACGGCGACGGAAGTGTTGAGCCGTTGTTCTACGACGCCGCGACGGCCACACGATGGGCATCGCGCTATGCTCGTGGCACGTGGCGTGTCGTCCCTCTCTACCAGCACTCACCGCCGACAGGGGCGCGGCGCACGGAGGGACAGCGATGAGCGACGAGCGCGGGGTGCTGACGAAGTGGAGCGACAACGTACTAATCGCGCGGGTGGGCGCTGCCTGTCGAGTAGCAAGCGAGGCTCTACCAAGTGACGACATTGATCGGGGCTTGAACCTGCTCAATGCACTACGAGAGGCGGGCTATGTCGTCGAGCCCATCGGCGCCGCGCCCGACGCAGGGGAGCGCGAGCGCACGGAGGGACATGACGAGGAACCAGAACCAGCGCACGACCTGCCACCCGCCGTGCTCGACGTGATCGCGGCGTCGGGGGAGGACCTCGGATGAGTGACGAGCGCGGGGTGCTGAAGCCGTGTCCGTTCTGTGGGGGCGAAGCCAGTGTGCGGGCTGTCGCATCCGATGCCGACGAATGGGTTGAGTGTGGGTCGTGCCATGCCGTCCAGGGATCGGTCGAGAGGTGGAATCGCCGAGTTGAAACGGCGGAGGTCATGCGTGCGAGATCGAGCACCAACGCGAGGCGGGAGCGATGAGCGACGACAACAACGACAACAAGGGGGGCGACATGAGTGGAGGATTAGGGGTGCCCAGGGGCCTGGACGATGCGGCGGTCGGAGGGACGGCGACGAGCGTGGCCACGCCGTCGGCGAGGCGATCATCCCGACGCGGGCGCGCTTCACGCACGACGGGGCGCGCGGCGACGCTGGCGCGTTCGATCCTGAACGCGGAACCCGACGCGAGGGGCGAGCCGTGCGACGTCGTGCTCCAAGCGCAACGCGCCGTCGAGCTCGCGACCCTCCTCGAGCGGGCGCCCGAGGTTGTCCTCGACGGGGGATACGGCGCGATCCCGACGCCGGCGCCGGACTTCTACGACCTCGCGCGAGCGGAGGAGCTCCGCGCGAACGGGAAGCACCGTTTGTTCATGAGCCTCCATGAGGCCTACGCCGTCATCCTCGAGGAGGTCGACGAGCTGTGGGAGCTCGTGCGCAGGAAGGCGAGCGACCGCGACCCGCTCGATGTTCTCGAGGAGCTCGTCCAGATCGCCGCGATGGCCGGAAAAGCCGCGCGGAGTGCCGGCGTACTCGAGGAGGGGGGGGACGATGCGTAACGTACGCATGGCGCTCGAGCCGCTCGAGCCGGAGGACCCACCGGAGCGGCCCGAGCTCACGATCGACCAGGAGGCCGAGCTCGCGAACATCGTCGACCCGCGGGCCCGCGCGGTCTACCGCGTGAAGCTCGAGCAGGGGATCGCGCGCGACGACTTTATCCAAAGGGGGACACCGTGAAGTTCTCCGCGCGCGTTGTCGCAATCACGGCGATCGGGTGGGCGATCGCGTGGATCCTGGCGGGCGCACCATGAGCACCTCGTCGAAGATTCAGTGGACCGACGCCACGTGGAACCCAACCGTCGGGTGCTCGCCGGTCTCGGAGGGGTGCCGGAATTGCTACGCCGCGCGCGAGGCGATCCGGCTCGCCGGCAACCCGTCCCCGGCCGTCGGCGAGCTCTACGCCGGAACGTCGGATCTCCGCGGAGCGGGTTCCGCGCGTCACGCCGTATTCACGGGAATCGTGCGCACGGCGCCGGACCGGCTCGAGGCTCCTCTTCGGTGGGGCCGGCCGCGGCGCGTGTTCGTCGACTCGATGTCTGACTTGTTCCACGAGGACGTGCCGGACGAGTACCTCGACCGCGTGTTCGCGGTTATGGCGCTGTCTCCTCGTCACACGTTCCAAGTGCTCACGAAGCGGCCGGAACGGATGGCCGACTACATGGACCGGCTCGGCGGCCGACTCGACGCGCTCAACGATCACGCCGCAACGTTCATGCATTGGGACGATATGCCGACCGCGACGTTCCCGCTCGCGAACGTGTGGCTCGGCACGTCCGTCGAGAACCAAGCCGCGGCCGACGAACGGATCCCACACCTACTGAGCACGCCGGCGGCCGTGCGGTTCCTCTCGTGCGAGCCGCTCCTCGGGCCGCTCGAGCTCCGCCAGGCGTGGCGCGACTACCTCGAGGGCTGGGACTCTGAACCGACGCACGTTTGCGGGGGAGACGAGGAGCGATGCGCCCGGCTCTGTCCCGAGGTGGAGCAATTCCAGACTCCGCGCGTCGATTGGGTGATCGTCGGCGGCGAAAGCGGGCCCGGCGCGCGGCCGTGCGACGTCGCGTGGGTACGGTCGGTCGTCGAGCAATGCAGGAGCGCCAAGGTCCCCGCGTTCGTGAAGCAGCTTGGTCGGTGGATCACGGGGGACTACGCCGCCGGGTTCTCGGGCCTCGATCGATGGCTTCTCGAGGATGGGGCGGTATTCGTTCCGCCGATCATCGGACCGCACACGCACACGCGACCGCGCGACGCGATCGCGTTCTCGATCGGACGCAAGGCCGGAGACCCGGAGGATTGGCCGGCGGACCTCCGCGTCCGCGAGTTTCCCGAGGAGGTGACACCATGACACCGACCGCGCAGGTTCGCGCCATGAAGCTCGCCGTGATTCTCGCCGCGTTGCTCGTGCTCCTCGTCGCGTGCTCGAGGCCGACCGAACCCGTCCCGGAGCTCGATTGCGAGCCGCCAGGACCCGAGGCCGAGTGGTGCCACCACCTCGACGGCGACGCCGTCCGCGATTCGCTCATCCCGCTCCCGCCCGACACGACGGGCGCGCCGTGAGAAAGCTCTGGCGCTCCGGCGCGACGGATCGCAACCTGTCCGTATCCGGGCGGAGACCGTGCGCCCGGTTTTTTCGTCCCTCACTCTCTAGGAGATAGCTCCACCATGTCGAAGCAAGTCGGCCGGATCCGTGGCACCGTGAAGTGGTTCAACGCCGAGAAGGGCTACGGGTTCCTAACGCGCGACGACGGCCAAAAGGACGTGTTCTGTCACTTCTCCGCGATCGAGGCGCAGGGGTTTAGGAAGCTCGAGGACGGGCAACGCGTGGAGTTCGACGTCGTCACCGGGACGAAGGGCCCGGCCGCGGAAAGGGTCGTGGTCGTCGATGCCTGACACGCTCAACCCGGAGGCGGTCCGCGCCCGCCTCCGGACGTTCGTCCTCGACAACCTCCGCGGGCGTTGCCGGCGTCTCTCCGTCGGCGACGCGTGCGTGTGCGCGCTGTGCGACCTCGAGCGCCTCGAGGGCCTCCTCGCGGTGCCGCTCGAGCGAATGGTTTCACGTGAAACGCCGCCCGACCCTCCCCAACGTTGGGACACGCCCGTGCAACCTCCGCCGCGGGTGCGCGTCGCCGTCGACGGCGTCGACCTCGAGAACGTCACGGCGTTCGACGTCGAGGCGGGATGGGCGCGCTACCTCGATCACGAGCTTCACGCCGACGGACTCCAACGCGTCGAGCGCATAGCTCGGGGGGTCGTGGTGATCACCGTCGAGGGCCCGGCAACGTGAGCCGCGGCCCGCTTTTTTTTGCCCCACCATGTCGCGCGGGCGCGTCGCTGTCGCGCACCGGCGACGCTTCAACGGAGACCCGGAGAACGTGAGCAAAGGCACCCGCACATATCGACGGATCGCGACGACGTTTTGGAACGATCCAGACCTCCGCCGGCGAGGGATCACAGGGGACCAACGGCTCCTCCTCCTGTACTACTTCACGGGCCCGCGGACGAACCTCGCGGGGCTCTATTGGCTCCCGCTCACGTACGCCGCCCAAGAGACCGACCTACCCCTCGAGGACGTCCGGCGGTGGACCCTCGGCGAGCTCGCGCCGTACGTGTCCTACGACGTCGAGACCGAGGAGATCCTCGTCCACCGGCTCGCGTTTCACAACATCGGCGACGACCTCAAGGCGCGCGACAAACGACTCCAACCGATCGCGCGGAACCTCTCCGACGCACACTCCGCGGAGCTCCTCGCGAAGTGGTTCGAGCTCTACCCGGCGTGGCCGATCGACCCCGAGACTATGGCGCCAATCCTCGATCCTGAAGGGGCAGGGGTAAGGGGCAGGGGTAAGGGGCATACCAAGGGGCATCCGAAGGGGCATACCAAGGGGCTACCCCAAGGGGCTACCCCAAGGGGCAGGGGTAAGGGGCAGGGGGAAGCCATAGCAGTAGCAGGTGCAGTAGCAGTAGCAGTAGCAGGGGCAGGGACAGAGACAGAGAGACAGAGC